TAATGGTGTCCAACTTGGAAGCGACGTTATTACAACTCTTACATCAACTCAAAATTCTTCCGGAGATTTTGAATTAGGAAGTGTCGGTGCTGGTGCAGAAAATGACGGTTTAATGGATGAAGCAAGAGCTTGGAATGATGTAAGAACTCTTACTGAAATTAGTACTTATAAGGATTCAGAAATTCCCAGTCCCACAAATGATCCGAGTTTGGTTGCTTACTATACATTTGAAACAGGACTTTCTTTAAGTCCGTCTTTAAGTCCATCAGCCTCGCCTAGTGTTAGTCCATCAGTTTCAAAAAGCCCATCAGTATCTCCTTCGGTTAGTCCATCTATTTCAGTTAGTCCTAGTCTGAGTCCATCAAAAAGCCCAAGTCTAAGCCCATCTGTCTCACCCAGCATTTCTCTTTCACCAAGTAAAAGCCCTAGTCTGAGTCCATCTATCTCGCCATCAGGGTCAGTTAGTCCGTCTTTAAGTCCATCAAAAAGTCCGTCTTTAAGTCCAAGTGAGAGTCCAAGCAAAAGTCAGAGTTTAAGCCCTTCTGTGAGTCCTTCGGTTTCGGTCAGTCCATCAGTTTCAATTAGTCCTTCACCAAGCCCAAGTCCTGAAGTGTGGCTTGACAGGTATTCAACAAGAGGTACAGGTTGGAATACAAGGTATTCAACAAGAGGTACAGGTTGGAATACAAGGTATTAGTGTAAAATAAATATATGAGCAGCTACATTATAAAATCTTTCAGGGGTGGTATTTCAGATTTTGATGAAAAAGGTATTACCGGATCTTTTAAATTCGGATCCGCGCTTGATATAAGAAAAAAAACTGATTCATTATCCTGCCAACAGGCTTTTGTTGACCTTGATACTCCTATTACCGAATATATTTCACACCTTCTTCCTGCTCCTGATTTTAATATGTATGCTTTCGGATCTTCTAAAATATATCAGATTGCAGATGATTGGCAAGCTACTTTGGTATATACCCATGCTTCTAATATGCTTGGATTAACAGGGGTGGGAATAGGGCATGAAAGTGACGGAAAAAGCTACATTTACTGGGTTGCAGTTAATACGATTCACCGCAAAGAGATTCCCGGACTTGCAAATTGGAGTGATGTGGATGCAACAGGTGGTTACCCAAAAAACATAACTGATAGTTCAAACCATACAATGAGATGGATTAACGGTAATTTGCTTTTTTGTAACGGCAGATATATAGGTATGATTGCGTATGACAGCTCATATACTACTAATGCCCTTGATTTGGGTAAAAATTTAATTTCAAATTCACTTCTTGATAGAGAAGGTTATGCTCTAATAGGAGCATCCTACGCTAATGATTTAAGCAATTCGGAATTATTTTTGTGGGACACAGTTTCTCTATCGTGGAATAAAAAAACCACTATTCCAATTGATAATATAAAATCTTTGGTAGATACGGATTTAAAATTACTTTTAGGTGAATATTCTTTAGCTCCTAATACTAATTCCCAGATTTACTCATCAGATTTTGTAAGTACTGTTCCTATTACTTCCTTTCCTGTAGATGCAACAGGAGGACTTTTTGGTAGTATGGAAAACACTGATGTAGATGGAAGTTTAGCTCTTTTCGGAATGTTTGATACTGATACTTATGCTCAGGACCGCAGTTCAAATGGAATTTATACTTTTGGCCGGAAAAATAAAAACTCACCTTATGTTCTTAATTTGGATTATCCATTGGATTGTGACTATATTTACTCCGTCAGAAAGTGGACAAGCGGTATCTTTGTTTCTTACAGGCAGCCTACAGGGATTGGATATAATTATAAACTTCAAGTAATAGATTATGCCCAAACTAAAAAAGCGGCTGTTTATGAATCACTGGAATTAAAAGCTCCTCCCGGATATCCGAATAAGACTATAAATTGGCACTCTGTAAGGTTATCTACAAAGCCGATTGCTTCCGGAACAAGTATTTCCCTTAAGTATAAAATAAACAAAGCAAGTTCATGGACTTCTGCAAGACTTGAAGGAGGAGGAACAACCTTTAATGCAGTAGGCGAAACAGAAGCGGTATTTTTTGTCGGGGCCGAAGGAAAGATTTTTGAATTTCAGATAACTTTAACACCAACAGGAAGTACATCCCCGGAAGTTTATCCGCCTATAGAAGTATTTTTTGAATAACATGGAAGATAATTTAATAGAAACTTATAAACCGGAATCAAACAAAACAGAAGAAAAAGATAAGGTTTACTTCCCGATTGAAGTTGAGGATAAACCGATTTTTACTAATATAGTTGCAACTGAAGTTATCAACGAAAGAATAAATACGACTGGTGTTAAGGGAAGCGTGATTGACAGTAAGGGTTTGGTATCAGTTAATAACTTTACAATAGACAGTGTTGAAAGTTATGGTAACTCAAGAATGACAACATCAACAGCTTTTGTTGATTTGACTAGCACTACTTTAACTTTCTCAACAGACAGAGATACAAGAGTTTTGTTTTTATGTTCTGCCTCCGCAGGGGCTTCTGATTGGGCCAATGAAGGGATTATCAGGGTGTTTATCGGACTAAATATAAATGGTGTTCTCTATCCTAATTCTACTTATGGCTTTAACTCTGTTTTATATTGGCATGACACAAGTGATGCTGGTTTTACCAGATGCAGGCCGTTTTGGTCTGCATCAACGCTTGTTACTGTTATAAAAGGAGATCACACCGCTAAATTGCAATTTTGCAGACACCTGTTAGATAATTTAACTGCTGAAGTTGTTGATACATCATTAACTTACATTATTTTAGGTAAATAATTGTTAGACAAATCATAATAAAGTAATTAGAATAAGAATATGCAAACATACTCCGAAATGCAGACAGAATTACTTGCTCGCTTAATGGCAAGTACCAACAGTACTCTTTTCCCGACTGCGCGTATTCAAACTTTGATTAAAGATGCTCATTTATGGGCTACTTCGCTTTATCTTTGGCCCCAGCTTGAAAGAGACAAGTATACTTCTACAAACGGAGACTACTACTATGACTATCCAACGGACTTTAGGACAGATTCTATAAGCCGGATTATCATAGATGATAAAGAATATGACAGAAAAGCTTTTGAGGACTGGCTTGATTATAAATTAAATAATTCCACAGATACTAATACCCGAATTTTTGCGGATTTTGGCAGGCAGATATTTATTTTCCCTACTCCTGGGACAGGAACTGACAATTTTGATATTTGGGGTTCTATACAGGCTACTCAACTATCTGCAAGTGGAGATAAGACAATCTTTTCGGACCATGACGATTCTGGAAACGAAGCTATTGTTAAAAAGGCATTAAGTGTGGCTATTGCAAAAATTGATAAAAAACTTTCACAGGCAGAAGAATCAGAAGCTACCAATATTTTAAGCAGAATCTTCAGAAAAGTCCTCCAGAGACAACAAAGAGATCAACGTAAAGACCATCCGCAATTTGATATTCCTAATTATTATGGAAAACAAGTAGGAGAAATAGGTAAATTCTCAATATAAATGGCTACTGCACAACAAATAAGACAAGCTTATCCAGGCTATACTGGCTGGCAAGATCCGGAATTGATTGCCGATTATAATGCAACAGGCGGTCAAGGCAAGGGAAATGCTGCTTATGCTGTTGGTAAAACAGGAGTTTTGCAAGCTACACAACCATCTTTAGTTCCTTCCCCCATACAGACACAGGCAACTGCTCAGCCTGTGTCTCCGGGTGGAGGTGGAGGGTCAAGTGCTTTGGAACAGGCATTAATATCTAAAGGTTATAACCCCACAGATGCCAGAAATGCGGCAAACGGACCGAGGGCGGCTGAATTGGCAGCAGAATACGGAGTTGGAACCGGGATGGGTGCTAGAGCAGGATTCGGATTGACACAACCAACAATAGACTTAAATGCAATTTATGAAAGCAGTTACAAAAGCCCTGAGATCCAGAAGTTAAATGAGGAAATAACGGCGAAACAAAAAGCAAGAGATGAAGCGGTAGCAATCGTCAATGACAATCCTTTTTATTCTGAAGCAACAAGGGTGGGTAAAATAGCAAAGATAAACGAAAAGTATAATGATGATGCTACAACGCTTCAAAATGAAAGAGCCATGAAGTTAGCTGATGCTGAAATTAAGGTCAATTTGGCTATGAAGCAATATGATATAAGCAATGAAGCTTATAAAAACCAACTGAGTGTTTTTAATTCGCTTCTTTCTGCCGGAGGATTGACTAATGCAACAGGAGAAGATATTGCCAGTTATGCGGTTGCAACAGGGATTCCCACTTCTTTGATTCAAGGAATTGCAGACAAGCAAAAACAGGAGGCTATCAAACCCCAAGTATTTGATAATACAGACGATAATGGAAACGTAACATTATCCATTGTTGATGTAAATACAGGAAATATTATAAATACAACTTCACTAGGGAAAGTTGGAGGCGGATCCGGGGGCGGAGGAGAGTTAGGAAGTAAAAACCTGCAAAAACTAAAGACAGATGTCTCCAATTGGATGAATTTGACAGAACTTGCTAAAAAGTATGTCGGAGTCTTTTCAAAAGATGAGGTCCTTTCGGTTTATAATACTTTCCATCAAAATGATGATTGGGGACCTGCCAGTGAATCTTCGGAACAACTGAATAAGATCTTCGGAGTAAGCAAAGCAGGAGGGGTTGAATCTTTAACTTCCGGGGATAAAGCTAATGTCAATCAAATTAAGGATGATATAAAAAACAAACTTTATACAAGAGAAGAAGCCGTACAAGCTTATCCGGAATATGCGCCATATATTTAAGATAGATTATGCAACCCTCTTTTCAGGAAAGACGTAACCAGCTAATAGGTGGAGGAGAAAACCTTACGCCCACGCCTTTTGTACAATCAACTTCAGGAGGGAATAGTTTTCAGGAAAGACGTAACAAGTTATTATTTACGGAACAACCCCAAGCTGAAAAAAAATCAGGCTTTAAAGAGAAAGCCGGAAGTCTTTTCAAGCAAATATCTGATACTGTAGCAAGTAAACTAAGCGGTATTAAAATTCAGCCCTTGTTTGAAAAAGTAAAGCCTTATGTAACATACAATCCCCTTACTGAAGTTCCAGGAGGCTTTAAGGGAGGAGTTCAAAGGCTGAAAGAAGGGATACCTCAATTACCCAAAAAGTTTGTCAGTGATTTTGCGCCAGCAATCCAGTATGTAGAAGATACAGCTAAGGCGGTTGGTGAAATTGAAGGTATTGGCAAACTAACCCCTGCTTATATGGTTTATAGGGCAGCAATAGGAAAACCGATTAAACCGAAGGAATATGCAAGTACATTATTGAAAAACGGAGTAGGCATACTCAATGTAGCTTGGAGAGCAAATCTGGCTGCTCCACTGATAGGAACCGGACTTAACTCATGGAAGGGCGTAAGGCAGTATTTACAGGGAAAAATAAGTGCAGGAGAGTTACTTGAAACTCCGTTAAAGGGTATAAATAACCAGCCGGGGTTCGGAGAAGTGTTTACGGATAATGTTAAATTGGCCGAAGCGATAGATATTGTATTTTTGGCTACCATGTTTGTTGAGCCTTTTGCCAGAAAAAAGCTTGGATCCCTTAATTTAAAAGCTGAGGAAATCAGTAAAGTAAGTAAAGTCCTTGATGTAAAGCCTAACGCTACCTTAAGGGAAATAAGCGAAGCTTTCAGAAGAAAAATAAAAGAACTTCCGGACACTTTTACATCCAATCCAAAACCCGAAAACTTAATTAAAAGAAAAGAACTGCAAACTGCATATGACATCCTTTCTAATGCCGGAGTGATAGATAAAAAGTATGCTGCCGCCTATGATTTTATACAGAGTAAATTAGGTAAAGTGGGCGTAGAAGTAAAAGCTCCCGCTGTTCCTGAGAAACCAAAGAGTTTACTTTCCGGAATTGAATCAGAAATAACTACAAAAAAAGAACAACCAGACAGAAAACAACCAGATATATTTACTGCTAAAGAGAAAGAAAAACTACTAGAAAGAAAACCAAAACCAGAAGTTCCTGAAGCTAAAAAAGTGACAGAATTACTCCCCACCCAACCTAAAGGAGTAGGGATTAAATATGTTCCTGTAAGTAAAATTAACTGGGAATTGGAAGATATTAACAGAAAACAAGGAAAAGAATGGGAATCCTTCAAAAAAAGTGTGGTAAGCCAATACAAAGAAGGAAAACTTGAACCAATAATTGTAAGAGAAATTGAGGGATTAGATGGAAAAATTACTTATGATGTTTTAGATGGTAGAAATAGAGCAGAAGCACTATTTGATGCAAACATAAAAGAGTTTCCCATTAATGTATCCAAAACAATAGATTACACCCAACCTAAAGGAGTAGGGGGCTTAATTGATGAAGCAACAGCGTTAAAGTCCGCTAAACAAGGAACAGGAAAATTCTTACCTGGTGAGGTTTATGAACAAGAATTAGGCGGTTTGGGTGTTAAGCAGGTGTTAATTCAAGGCAAAGATGCTCAGGGAAATATCTTAGGTTGGTATTTACCAGACAAGAAATCCGCACAAATGTTGGGACAAACGGAAGGATTTTTACAGCCAGCGAAGTTTAAACCCGACCCGACAACTGATATAAATCCATTAAGACCATCAACAACCCCAACAGAGAAAATAAGACAGGCTATAGATTTTATGTTTGGTAAGAAACCTAAAGGAGTAGGGGGAGATGCAAAAATAATTAAGACCACTCCCCCACTCTCCCCTACTGGGGTAGTCTCCCCTATTCAGGTTCAGGAAGGGGATCCCCTAGTGGCAGATCTTGAAAAGATACCATCTGACAGGCTAACAAGTAAAGATATCGGAGATATTGCGGAAATTGAATCAAAATCTAAAGTTGAGTTTGATTTACCCAAAAAACAAAAAGAGTTAGTAAATAAGGAAAAGCAGCTAACTAAACAAGAAGAAAAACAGAAAACAGAACTTTTGGACACAATTAAGGATGCAATATTTACAGGAGACATAGAAGTAGCAAGAGTTTTACATGAAGATGCGCTTATAGGTAATCCGGATCTGCCAAGTTTTGATAATTTGATTGGTGAAATGGAAAGTTATCAGGAGCAAACACTTAATGAAGTAAGCAAAGATCTAAAGGCAGAAGTTTCAGGAGGAGAGATTGATGATCCGACAAACAAGATTCTTAAGATAGCTGACAAACTAAGCGCCCACTTCAAGGGTCCGGGTGCATTGTATAAAATTGTTGGCAAGGAAAGGCAGTATAAAACCCCGGAAGGAATATTAACTGTAGGAGGGGATGCTAAAAAAGCTTTTGACGATCTGATCTTCTCAACAGATATAGAAGGGTTTGGCAAAAATATTAGACTTCTATCATTGAAGTTTGATAAAATATTTACAAGTATATCCGAAAATATAAAAGCCGGAGATATTGACGGAGCAGATTATGAAAGTTTTAAAAAATCCTTCAAAGAACAAATTGAAAAAAGAGCCACTTTCAGTGCAAAACGTGGGACTCCTGTTTCAGTCGGCGCTACAAAAGCAAAAGCCGAAGTTGCAAAAGGCGGCGGTGAAGCTCCTGTCACTCCTTCCACAGAAAAAATAAGTGTTCCAACAGGCACTGCAAGTACAGGTACAGGAAAAATAGGTGAATTTGAAAACATACCTGCAGAATTAACCGAAGCTTCTAATTTTAAGTTATTTGAGAAAACAAGAGCATTAACCGATAAGTATATTAAGATGATCGGTAAGGGAACTTTGGGTGAGAAATATACTCCGAGACGCGCATTGGGTGTCTTTTACTCCGACACATACAACGTAAGAGTTAACGGAATGAATGATTTGGGAGTTACTGCCCATGAGGACAGTCATTTACTGGATGCTGCTTACAATATAAGCGACAGATTATTGGAAGTTAAGGGATGGGCCAAAAACGGCAATCCTATATATTCTCCTGAAACCAAAGGACTCCGGAAGGAAATAACTAATCTTTACACTGAATACTATCCGGGAGGCAAGACTACTCACAAGCTGAAGAAAAGAGCAGTTGAGGGGTTTGCAACACTGATGGAGAAATATACGGAGATTCCCACAACAATAACTTCAAAATACCCTAATCTTGTAAAAGAGTTTCTCAAAGAAGATGGCAAGTATTACAAGCCAGTAATAGGCGAGATGCTTAAAGATCTCAGAGAAATTGTTACCGAGTATCAGGGGCTGGATCCATTGGATAAAATCGGGGCAAGAGTTACTAAAAATGCCCTTGAACCTAAAAAACAATTTCTGAACTTGGCTGAGAAAGTCAGAACTTTTGTAGAAGATGAGATATATCCGGTTGAAAAGGTTGCCAGAGTTGCAGGAGTGCATTTTACCAAAGATGATCCTTCACTGTGGCTTAGGGCTATGCAGACAGGCGGAGGAGTCTATGCCAACAATGTCTTGACCAAAAGAGGTTACTGGGCTTTTAGGAATGGGGATTTTGTCAAAGTACACGATTTTAACTGGAAAACTCTGATAGACCACTTAAACAAGGAAAAAACGCATGATTCATTTGGTTATTACCTTGTTGCAAGGCGCGAACACTATGCCTATGAAGAATTGGCCGAATATAAAGCTAAAGTAGACAAAGCCAAACAGGTTGTCAAAGATCTGGGAAAAGAGGCCGGGGAAGTTGCGGATGAAAACGGAAATACTCCGCTTGATAACTTACGCCAAGCCCAGGAAGAATACAGCAAATTAAAGAAAGTGCTTGATAATGACGGATTTACTGAAGAAGAAGTATCTGAAGCTTACCTTGCAAATGCAGAGAGATTTAAAAAAGAAGAAGAAGTCTTTGATGTATTAGTAAGTGAAGATCTGAAAATGCTCCATGATCCGGAAGTCCAGTTGGTAAATAATGAAACTTTCCAGAAATTAACAGACAAAAAAGGCTATGCTACCTTCAAAAGAAGGTTTGAGGATGAACTTGTAGGCGAGGAGGGTTACGGAGCTATGACAGTCAAAGGTGGAGTAAAAGCTTCATTCTTAAAGTCCAGAGCAGGAAGTGCAAGGGCAATTATAGATCCGGTTGCCTCAAGTGTCAGAAACCATATAGAAGCGGTTAAAAAGAGCATGAGGCAGATTGTCTATAACAAAATAGGCAAGATCGCGGAAGAAGCGGTTGTTCCGGATATGTTTCAGAAGTTACAGCTTCAGATAACTGCTGATGCGAAAAACCGTATCTATTATCCGCAGGAGAAGGATCCGAATATCATTATGGCTAGGATTGATTATAAAAGAGTTCCTATCCTTACCCATAGCCTTATTAAGTCAACAATAGATAATGTTTTAACTTTCCAGTCAATGAACATATTTGAGCAGGTGTTGGTATCTGCATCAAGGATGTTCACAGTAGGTACTACCGGAATGTACCCTGCTTTTGCAGCTACCAATTTTGCGGCAGACCAGTGGAACGCTATCGTTAATAGCAGAAACAAATATACTCCCCTTGTGGACTCGCTACGCATACTCAAAGAAGGCATGACAGGACAAAAGGGTGAAGTAGGCCGGATTTATGAAATGTATGAGGTTCTGGGCGGTTCCAGGCTTACTCTTGCTAACTTTTTGTCATTACCTGCGGACCAGGCGGTAAAAGCGGTTATCAATGAAAGAAACGGCATACAAAAATCACTTGACCTTATTAATAAAGGTATAAACGTCTTTTCAATTCCCTCAAACACTTCAGAGACTGTTACAAGGTTCGCGGAGTTCTATAAAGCTATAAAAGCCGGAAAGTCACAAGTTGTAGCACTGGAGGAAGCGGCAAGAATCACCGGACCATTCCATCACATAGGCAGTTGGCGTGTAAAAGGTATTTCGGGCAAGAATATGATTAAGGCCATGCCCT